AGCATTGCCTGCTCGTCTGTCGGCTTCTTTGCTTTTGCCATGCCCTCACCTCCTTAAGCGTATTTCCGGCCCGGTTCAGCCGTTTCTTCGGCCGCCGGAAGCGGTACGGGCTTTCTCTTGGCCAACTGGCGGAGACAAGCCTCTGTAAAGCGGCTCTGATAACCGTCGGTGTATGTAACTACAACCTTAATTTCTTTTAACTGCTGTTCGCTCACCCTTTCACCTCCCCATATTTGTTCTGGTGAACTCGCTTCTTTTTATCCTTTTTCTTCCGTTTTTGTATTAAAAACGGCTTTTTCTTTCCTGTAAAATGATTGAAATTATGTCCAGGTATGCTTTCACTCCCTTTCTTTTCTGATAAGTTTTCAACAAACCAAATAACTTCTCTGAGATTACAATTCTCTCTAAAATGGTCTGGTGGGCTATAACAAAAATCCCTTATTGCACACACATGACATTTTGTAATGTCATCTGAAATCTTTTCCGGCTTATCTGAACAAAACTTTTCAAGTCTTTTGAAGAATTCCGTTACTTCTATCTGTATTACCTCCTAAAAAATACTTGCGTTTGCCTCGATTTACTCCAACTGGAACTCCAAACTCCCATTGACATTTCCTGTATATTCTCCTATTCTTTAGCCACAGGGTACTGCCATACCCGAGTATGCAGAAAGGAGGTTATATATTGGAATTATCATCAAGACTCTATCATTGCCATAAAATCCACAAACACATAACTATTTTTGAGGATTATGAGATTGTTGATGGCAAGAAGCGCCTAGTGCGTTGCTCATGTCCATATCACAAATACACGGATATGAAGCCGCACTGTGATGGGAATACGGAATTTGGTTTTCCGTGCAGTTATGCAAAAAACTAATAACCAGACTAATCAACTCATCACATCTTTCGCTTGGCGATAGATAACAATAAAGCCGTAAGTCGCATTTGCAGCAATCCCCAGACATATCTTTGCAGTGCTTGCTGACGGCTTTATTAAATTCCATTGCGTTCATCATTCACTTTCTCACCTCCTATTCAAGAAAATATTAAAAAACCTATGAAACATATCCGTTTTTCTTTCCCGTGACAATCGCTTCTTTTAAAAGCTGAATCTTTTTTTGCTGACTCTCAGTTTTTTGCTTGAGGTCAGCGATTTCTTTTCTCATTTCTTGCAGCTCTTTTCTTGAAATAAACAGTTCCTTCCGCCTCCTCTCCTAAAAAATACTTGCGTTTACTTCGTCATGTGCTATACTCCCAATGGAGGGAGTTTTTTCGATGATAACCAGAAAACAGTACAAAAAATTAAAATCCATATACCGTTCAAACGGCACAACTGCAAAGGACTTTGACCGTAATCGCGATTTATATTATTTCCTTATCCAAAAAGGATATATTTATAAATGTCATGTTCTCGGATTTGGGGGTTATATTGTCACCCAAGAAGGCGAAGTCGAAATGAAAATCTATAAAGAAGATCTCTTTCGCTTTTGGGTAACAACCATCGTTTCGTTTGCCGCACTGGTTGTCAGCATTATCGCTATTGCATTAAAAGTATAAACAATGCAATGGTTGAGCCTAGGCAAGCCGTTGATATTATCAGACAGAACAGTGACAGTTTTACTGCCCTTTCTGAGTCTCGAATCGCATAATCGCACAACTGAGAAATACTCTGGAAACGGTCTATACTAGGGCAAATATGTCTCTGTTCTGCTTCAACCGCTTTCGTAAATGCCTCGACATCTTCTGGGGCGATTTTGTCTCCAGGCTTGTATTTATTTAAAATACTCAAGTCCGAATCTGCTGATTTGCAAGGTTCTTTCGATCTTTCGAGCTCTTCTGGCTCATCCTCAATGATTTCCCACGATGGATCAATCTTTGTTCCAGGGGGGATGTCTCTTTCATGGATTTTCACTCTCTCACCTCCTTATTCATAAGCCTATGTGTCTTTTAAGACACTTTTTCAGCAAAAAAAATTCCCATTGGGGAGTCCAAGCCAATATAATCCACTATATTCTGAATTTCGCTTTGAGTAAATTCAGAAATCCCATTACATTTTCTGTAAAATGCGGAACGGCTCATCTTCAAGTCATGGCACAACCTTTCAATGGTTATACCTCTTGATTTCATCTCGTATTCGAGTTTATATTTATCCAACTTCTTTCCCCTCCCTTCGGTGTCATTTAGGACACTTTTAATATATCATGTTTCTACGGTTGTGTCAACACTTTTTTTGTCTTAAAGGACACTTTTATTTATTTTTATATAATTTATGTTGCAAAAAGGACACATTTATAATATAATGAAACCATCAGAAAAGAGGTGGCTTAAATGGAAATGGGAAAAAAGATTCACGAATTGCGGATGCAAAAGGGAATGACCTTAGAAGAGTTAGGAAATATTGTTGGGGTTGGAAAAAGTACAGTCCGAAAATGGGAAAACGGGATAATTGCAAACATGAAGAGAGATAAAATTCTAAAAGTATCTGTGGCATTAGGAGTATCCCCTGCTTACCTTATGGGATGGCAAGAATCTACGGATGAAGAAATTATTTCTCTAAACAATGTTCACCCTATTGAATTAAAACGGTTTCCAATATTAGGAGAAATCGCCTGTGGAGTACCAAAATATACAAACGAAGATAGGGAGAGTTATGTCATGGCGGGCACAAACATTAACGCAGACTTCTGCTTAAGGGCCTCCGGTGACAGCATGGTTGGGGCTAGAATTTTAGACGGAGACATAGTATTTATACGAAAACAGGATATGGTAGAAAATGGAGAAATTGCCGCTGTTGTAGTAAACAACGACAGCGAAGCTACGCTGAAACGGCTCTATTACTATCCAGATAAGGGGGTGTTGATTCTGAAACCGGAGAATCCGGCCTATGAGGATCTGATTTTTTCTGGGAACGAATTAAACCAGGTGCATGTTTTAGGCAAAGCAATGGCATTCCAGAGTGATGTGAGGTAGGATTCTTATGAGTATTAAAGGGAATGGGAAAACGCTATTTGTTAGGAAGTCATGCATTAGCGTTATGGGTTTGCTGGGAAATACAAAAGATTTTTATTATGACAATATAAAAACGATTAATTACCGTTATGCCGAAAATGGAAAGGCCGGATATTTGAAAATCTTCACCAACACTGGAGCGGAGGGAACGTTTAAATTTTCGGAAAATGTCAATGATAAAATATCCCAAACTATTTCATATTTACAGTCCTATTCCAATATTAAAATCGAAAATAAAAAGGGAATTGCTGAAAAAGTAAAAGCGGAAAATCAAGGCACAATAAATCTTAAACTTAAGGCCTTGATACATCCAAAAGATTTAGATGACCTATTCCAAAATTCCGGAGAAATTATACTAAAAAGAAATAATGCCACTTTATCTTTATTACAGCGGACACTTAAAATAGGCTATTTTCGTGCCGAAAAAATTATGGACCAGTTAGTTGACTGTGGAGTAATCGGAAAGCAAGAAGGAATTCAACCACGAAAGATACTGACATCTCTGGAAGAGTTTGAATATTTCGTCTCCAATTATGAATCTTTATATGACCCTTTGCAAGTGAATGATGCGAAAACCAAAGATTCTTTGGCAGATAGAATTCAGCTTTATAATAATAAATATGATTATATGGAAGGCCATGACTTTGAATACTTTTGTGCTCAGCTACTGGAGATAAATGGGTTTGAAAATGTTAATGTGACCCCGGGAAGCGGGGACCAGGGAATCGACATAATTGCTTTTAAAGATAAAGTAAAATATGGAATACAATGCAAGTGCTATTCTTCTGACATTGGAAACAAGGCTGTCCAAGAGGCTTTCTCTGGAGCCAGATTTTATGATTGTCATGTGCCTGTTGTATTAACAAATCGGCACTTCACAAAATCAGCATTGGAACTTGCCGAAAAAATAAATGTCCTATTATGGGACAGAGAGAAACTTGATAATTTAATTGCTACATCCAAATAAAAACCGCCCCGGCGGCAACCGGAACGGCTTTTAGATAGATTCTCTTACCAGGTTTACCCGGAAAGATAATTCAACTCAACACTTGAATTATACCATCTCCGGCGCGTCCTGGCAAGGGGCGTATTTTCTATACACTTTTTGGGAGGTGGACATATGATATTCTGTTGTTATGGGCGTAAATCTGTGTACTCTGACCGCTCCGACTCCGTGGACAACCAGTTCCGAATGTGCCGGGACTACGTCAACGTCAAGTATTCCGGCCAGGTGGACGACTTCCGGGCCTACTCCGATGAGGACTTTACAGGGGCCAACACCAACCGCCCGGACTTACAGCGGCTTCTGGAGGATATCCGGTCCGGCGCCGCAGATGTCCTTATCGTTTACCAACTGGACAGGC